TCTTCGATGATGCCTAGGCGTAAAGACAAAGTGGTTACCGAGTCCATGTCTTTTGCTGATAGAATGAAAAAACTCGCTGGCATTAATTAATCATTTATGGAGGTATTAAATATGTCTATTATACAAACCCTTACAGAAGGGATGGTCCAACGCGATATGCGTCAAGAAGGCCAAGCTCTTCTGGACAAGTGGACCCAAACCGGTCTTCTTGAGGGCCTTACCGATGAGCGTAAGCGTTCATCTATGGCTCGTCTCTTGGAAAACCAAGCAAAAGATCTTCTTCGCGAATCTAGCTCAATGGGCGCTGGTGGCAATATTGACGGTTTTGCTGCTGTTGCTTTTCCTATCGTTCGTCGTGTATTCGCCGGACTTATCGCTAACGACCTTGTTAGTGTTCAACCAATGTCTTTGCCATCTGGTTTGATCTTTTTCCTTGACTTCACCTTCTCTGGTGAGATTGGTGGAACCGATACTGCTGAATCTAGATTCGGTAATAAAGCTGGTGAAACTATCTATGGTGGTAACAAAGTCGGTGCTGAAATAATTGATGGTATTGGACTCGTTGATTCACGAAAAGGTGAATTCGGCGGACCTCGCGGAATGACCGGTGAAGCATATGGCTCTCCTCAAGAAGGCAACTTGGTATTGGATGCTAACACACCTGCTCATGCTGCTACAAAAGCAACATTTCTTTTGAACGGAGCAGTTTCTGCCGCGAATCAAAAACTGATTCAATATGATCCTGATTTGTTATCTTCAACTGATTCTTCTCTTGGAGTCTATGTTATAGATGTCGAAGAAGACAGACTTAGCAATGCTGATTTTGATAATCTCTCTGCTTTTGCTTTTGAAGAAATCAGAACTGGTGTTGTTGGTGCTAATAATACTGTTCTAACCATGCTTGATGGTATTGATAATTGCTCTGGTGCTGCTATTACTGCTTTGAGCCAAGTTCGTCGCTTGACTGCTTTGGCTTCTGCTGCTGATGCTGCTACAAGTGAAAAAGCAGTTCGTTTCGTTATCGTATGTACTGCTGCTTCTGTAACCTTCTCTGCTGGAGAATCTGGTAATCTGGGTGCTCTTACTGCTGGTGTAGAAACTGATCCAAAAATTCAGTTTCCTGCTAAAGATACAGCTACTGATGCTGCTGGAACAGGTGTTATTGACACTTATACCATGTTGCTTGAAAACAATGCAAACATCCCAGAAATCGACATCAAAGTTGATTCAACTGCGATCACTGCTCAAACCAAGAAATTGAAAGCTAAGTGGACTCCAGAATTGGGTCAAGACCTTAATGCATACCACAACTTGGATGCTGAGGTTGAACTTACTTCAATCCTTTCTGAGCAAATTGCTCTTGAAATTGATCGCGAGATCATTGCTGACCTTGTAAATGGTGCAACTGCTGCTACTTTCTACTGGTCTCGTTCTCCGGGACTCTTTGTAAATCGTGAAACTGGTGCTGAACTCGGTGCTGCTTCTGCTGCTCCTGACTTTACTGGTACTGTTTCTGAATGGTACGAGACACTCATTGAAACTATCAATGATGTTTCTGCTCAGATTCACAGAAAGACACTTCGCGGTGGTGCAAACTATGTTGTTGTATCTCCAGAAGTTGCTAATGTTCTTGAATTCACTGCTGGTTTCCGTGCTAATGTTACTGCTGACGCAGACAAAGGCGAAATCGGAGCCGTCAAGGTTGGATCTCTTAGTCGCAAATTCGATGTAATCGTCGATCCTTACTTCCCTCGTAACATCGTTCTCGTTGGTCGTCGTGGTTCTTCTTTCCTCGAAAGCGGATATGTGTATGCACCTTATGTGCCTCTCCAAGTAACACCTACCATCTTCGGTGTTGAGGACTTCGTTCCTCGCAAAGGCGTAATGACTCGTTATGCTAAGAAAATGGTTCGTCCTGACATGTACGGTCTTGTTATCGTTCGTGGTCTCCTTGGCGAAGAAGGCTCTAGCTAGATAATAGCTTAGTGGTCTGACTACTAGCCCCTCGGTCTTCGGATCGGGGGGTTTTTAGCTTGAGGAAACTAATTAATGTAACTTGAATTATTCTCCTCTGGGCGAGGCCACTGCCCTTAGAAAGTTTTTGTTCCGAGGTGGCTGGGATAAATTCATTGAATAAGAACAAGTTATTGCAATAATTTTTAATATAGGAGAAAGATTATGGGAAAACGATTAGGAAGAAAGAGATTATTCTCTCTCAATAAGTTGGGTGAAACTTCAACTCAAACAGCGGGAACAGGTATTTCACCTGCGATTGCCTCTCAAACACAATTGCGCGAAGGCTCTTTGATATCAACTGATATTCAGATAGATCTTGGTACTTCTGCTGGTGTGATTGCATCTGTAGCTACTACAGGTACCGGCGATAGTGCGAATGCCGTTATTGGTGTTGCTGCTTTAACTTCATCATTGCTGCTTGTAGCAGAAACACAAGGTGTCTTGGCATCTGCTGAACTTATTTGTGTTGAACGACCCCAAACTGGTGAAGATAACCTTGGTGTATGGTATGGCGATACTGTTTTGAGTTCCTCAATGACAATGGACCAAGACAGTGCACCAGTAGAATTGATTGCTGCTGAAGTATACGGTGCTGCTGGTGATAGTGCTGCTAATACTGATATTAGTGCCGATATTGACGGAAAATACATTTATCTTGTATCTTCAGGATCTACTGCCGGAACATATAGTAGTGGTAAGTTTATTCTTCGTTTATACGGATATACTGTCTTTAACGATGTATAAAAACTAGATATCATAAATTATTCAAAAGCTCCATAAAGGGGCTTTTGTTTTTTAAAACTAATTATATAAAATGGAGAATAAGATGGGAAACAGTACCATTAGATTAAGAAGAAAAATCAATAGAGCAAGAGAGAAAGCTCGTAAAGAAGAAAATAATAAAAAGGTTGCTCCTAAAAAGGTTGCTCCTAAAAAGGTTGCTCCTAAAAAACCAGTAACACCAAAATCTTCTTCAGAAGAGGTTGCACCAAAGCCGAAACCAGTTAGAAAGAGACGCACAAAGAAAACCGAGGAATAAGTTAGGGAAACTTGCCCTTCTTCTAACTATTTACTATGATCGGAGGGTACATGCATGGCATTTCCAACTTTAACACCAACTTCAACCCAATCAGCAATTGTTTTACCGCCAACAGGAACGGCAGGTGATGTACTATCATCGCTGCCTTTTGGTATTTATACAACCGGCTCTTTTATTTCTGGTGCTGTTGACCAAGTAGCATATACTTACCGCAAGCTCGGCGGAGACATCCTAGATCTTGAGATCAAAGCAGAAAATGTTTATGCCAATTACGAAGAAGCAGTACTAGAATATTCTTATCTTGTTAACCTTCATCAAGCAAAAAATACTCTCGGCTCTACATTAGGTAATCCAACAGGATCCTTCAATGAAGATGGAACCATTATCGCAGGTCAATCTGGTGTTGAGCTAAAATATCCAAAGTTTAACTTTGGCTATGCAATGAAGGTAGGTCAACAGTTCTCCCACGAAGCGGGTTTCGGTGGAACAACACCCATTTATTCGGCCTCATTTGATACTGTTGCTGATCAACAAGATTATAATCTTCAAACAATTGTTTCATCTTCGGCATTGGCAGGGGGCGTACCATATGCGGACATAGATAGAACAAAAAGAATTGTTATCCGTCAAGTATTTTACAGGTCTCCGCGAGTCATGTGGAGATTTTATGGATATTATGGCGGCCTAAATGTAGTCGGTAACCTTAATAGCTATGGCCAGTATGCTGATGATTCAACTTGGCAAGTTATTCCTGTATGGCAGAATAAACTTCAAGCCATGCAATATGAAGATCATCTTTATACAAGAACTTCTCACTATTCTTATGAAATTATAAATAATAACCTTCGACTTTTTCCAACACCTGATGGTGTTTCGGACGAAAAGTTTTGGTTTCGATTTTCAATTAGAGAATCTTCGTGGGAGGATGAATATAACGACGGCCAAGATGGTGTTAATAATATGAACACCCTTCCATTTGAGAATATACCCTATGTTAGTATCAACTCAATCGGAAAGCAATGGATCCGCAGATTTTGTCTAGCTCTAAGTAAGGGAACTTTGGGCCAAGTACGCTCAAAATTTGGTAATAATGTGCCTATTCCCGGTGACAATGTAACTCTTAATGGTGCAGACCTTCTAAGCCAAGCAAAAGAAGAACAAGACAAATTACGCACA